GAGGAATCGCTGGTAATGCCGTCGGCTCGGTCGGTCGCTGAAAGTGGCGTCAAGTCCGGATATATGGCCTTGAGTGCCTCGAATAGTTCGACCTCTCGCAGGTAAATTAGTCGTCGTCCTCGTCTTCGTCCCAAGGCTTGAACATTGGGTTTCCGTTATCGACTATCCATTCAGGGTAGGAGCTACGATCCATTGCGAAAGCCAAGGCCGTTCCTTCATCCATACCAGCTCGGCGGCAAGCCATATAAACCTCATTACAAGCAATAGCCCAAAAGTCCAATCGAGTAAGTGGGACATCTTTCGTCGTTTTGCGACGTTTTGCCACCTTCTTGACTGGCTTCTTAGCGCGCTTTTTTGCCTGTGCCACTTCTGCTCACTTTCGTCGAGAGGGCTAATTCTAACTGACTCTCCATTTTATCAAGGCGCGACACTATGGGCAGATTCTCTAATTTGATGATATATCTCAGACCGGCAATGAGTAAGCCAATTGATCCAAGAACTGAGGCGATAGTGGCCGCAAGTTCCGAGGCCGCCATTACCGGACTTTGCCGTAACGCTCGTAAGAAGGATTCAGCCAGTTGATAATGCTAGGCAAGACTGATGCTAGAGCGGCATTGGCAATCGCATTTACATCGAGCCCGACTGCTAGGTAAGTCGCTAGGGCCGCCGCTACGAATGTCTTCGCCCAGCTTCCCGCCATCAATTTGAGTTCTTTCATTTCTGTCTCCTTCTAGGTCGAACCATTTGCCGTCATTGTCTCCCAGAGTTGTAAAGCTGATATGAAAATGCGAGCGATGAGGGTTTGGGCCTCTGTATTTTCTGCGCTTCCAATTCAAAGTGGAGCTCATAATCTTGCCGTCAAAAATAATGTATTTGATGCGCTTATCGCCTCGTTTGGCACATTTTCGAATTTTCTCAACTAACGCATAAGCCTCTTCTTTGTGGGCTGAGAGATCCGAGTCAATATCTAGAGCTCGAACAATTCCGTTTCTTGGAATGTGGTCAGAAGTGCCTTGAGCGAGATGGCGAGCGTCAGCAATCCAGCCGTCACTACGACGATCGCGCTCAGGATAATCATCATCGATTTGCTCTCGGAGTTGCTGTCCGGCTTTACAAAGTTTAGCCATTATGACAAAAGAAGTTTTGCTTCTTCTTCGGTGATGCCGAGTTTGACCAATAATTCATTTTTGGCATCGTTCAATGCTTTTTCGCTGTCCGATTGGCTTTCAACATTTTGTTGATCGAGATGCCATTGTGCTAATTCGTCGGCATTCATTTCTCTTTCAATTTCTTCACCAGTCGTAGCATTGTGAATTTTGATTAGCGGCATTTTAGGATTCTCCATATATGTAAATAGTTCCACCAGTGAATGTTGTAGTTCCGTCGTTGCTCAATACTGTGACGCTTGTGATGGCTGCCGAATTGTTGTATGTGCCAGTGCCGTGATAACTCTGATATGTGCCAGCACCAGCATCAGCACCCATACTAACTAGAGAATAAGGCTGAATATCGGTGTCTGTATATCTAGGTAAAAATAATTGCGCATTGCCTAAATAAAACGCATTGGAATTACTATTTGGCGTTCTGGCTATTGCGCGAATTTGACTTTCTGTTGAACTAATTCCAACCAAAGTTCCAGCGGTATTTCTAACAATATTGTTTGCGTAATTACTACCTGAATCAGTATTCAATCTAATGTTGATTTGTGCTGAATCAGTATTGACATAAACGCCTTTCACAAAAACAAAAAGATTTTTGTACGAGCCGCTAATTGAACTGACTGTCGTGCTAACTCCAGAGAGAGAGGTTGTGCTTAGAAGCGTAAAACCTCCACTACTTGGAGTAGTCCAAGCCAATCCGGTCGATTGCGTTGAATCAGCTGTCAATACTTGTCCGTTTGTTCCGACTGCCAATCTTGCTGGCGTATCTGCCGCAGTAGCAGAAATCAAATCGCCTTTCGCATCAACAATAGCATTTTGAATAGCATTTGAATCGTCTTGAGCGACCCAACTAAAATCCATATCAGTATTTGAAGCTTTAGCGAGCACTTGCCCAGTTGTGCCGCCTTTGAGATCAACGAAAGAAGTATCAATCGCGCTACCGAGAGTTCGGATAGCCGCCGCGCCGTCCTTGACTAGGTCGGTATCGTCCGGCGTCTCCCAGCCGAAGTTCGTCGTATTTGCCATTAGTTAGTTCTCCTTCTAGGCGACTATTGTAGCGTTGAGCCAGTCCAATGTGGGCGAAATGGTATTCCAAGTTTCACCGGCTGGAACGTCATCCCAAGCAAAAGCTTGAAGCGAATAAGCCACCGGCGAAATATTGAGAGTCAGGTTCAGCGAGTTTAGACCAGCCGTCCAAGTCCAACCCTCGACAAATCCTTGAAATTCGCCATTGGGCATATTGGTTGGAAGGTTGGCAATATTTAGGGGAAGTCCCATAAAGACGTTGAGAAGGGCATCGCGGTCAGCATCGTCGATTTCAGAGCTACCGAGAGGGAAACTGATTTGCTTGAGGGCAAATTCAGGATAAGCGCGGATAAGCAGGTAGAAGGCGGCTTGAGCCTGAGCGTCAGCTTGCTGTCTGAGAGTGGTACTAATTGTCGCCGCTAATTGACCAAATAGTGATATTGAGGTCGGGTCGCTGTCTGTGACATTGCTGGCCGAGTTATTGCCATAAGCGATAGTAATTGAATTACGGACGTCGCCAGCGCGCTTACTAATCGACAAAGCTGGGCCGATTGCGTGATTGCCGTCTAAATCGACATATCCGTTGGTTGAGAGGTATTGACCGCGTCGGGTCGAGTCAGCATAGCCAATTCGACCTTGAGCATCCTCGTAAAGATAGCCAAGACCAGAAGTGGCGTATGAACTGGCTAGGTTATAGACAGTATCGTTCAAGCCAGATTGCGAATGAAGCTCATAATCGCCCGGCTGGTCGATTTCGCCTAGACCGCTGTTTTCGGCATTGGCCCAAGTTGTTGTTGGGTCATAATCATTCCAAGTAACACCAGAAGGAACTTCATCCCAACTATCAAAAAGAACGCCGCTAAGTAATTCATAGATTCGGTCGCCGTCAAATTGGTGATTGAAGTTGCCAGTATAAACCGAGCGAGCCAAGCGGGCCAAAGCTCCTACGCCGACAATTTGAATTCGTTGGCTTAGAGCAGTTGAGCCAGACGTCTCGACTGTTATTGATAAGTCGCTGATGAAGCCACCGAACAAGCTCACCCAGTCGCCATTTGAGTCTTGAACTTCTATGGTGATTGGGTCGTTGATTTGATAGGGAACGTTTGATTCATTGGTTTCAATCAAAGTGAAATTACAATACCCAGCAATAGGTTGTGAGTAAATGTCGGTTCTGCCAGAAGTAATTGTTAGACCGCTAAGAGTCGTGCTGGTTACTGTGTAGCCGTTGATTTTGACTCGATAAATCGGACTCCAGAGCGTCATAGAATCTGAGCCGTTCCGCGAAGTCCTCCGCCACCTCCACCATTACGCGCATTGGATTCGTTCAAAGCATCCACAACAGCGCGGCTGAATCCTTCTCTATCCACAATTGAAGGTGAATTGACGTTGATAATCACATTACCAACTTCATCAGCTCTACGGAATGAACCCGGATCAAAAACACCCGGAGCCATATTTTTGATAAAATTTGCTTCAGTCACTTGTTCAATAAGAGTTGGCGTTGGTTTATTACCTGTTCCGGTTCCAGTTCCTCCGGTAGTTCCTCCACCCGATACACCGCCACCAATGCTTCCGCCAGTTCCACCGCCGCTTGCGCCGCCACCAGTTCTACCTGAACCTGAACCAGTATTACCCCCAACTGATCCTCCAAATGGCAGACCACCCGGCGCGATTGTGTTTGGTTGAACGCCTTCAATGTCATCATTGCCAAACATTTTTGTTGCCGCAAAAATGGCGGCCGCGATTGCTGTGGCGGTTCCAAGTCCAGCTAAAGGATTCAAAGCGAACCTTGAAGCAATGGCCGCGCCAATTGCGCTTGTTCGAAGTGCTTGATAGGCGGCGTTCAAAGTTTTTATCAATGCGACGGCGGCCATAACTCCGGCAGTCAATTTATTGACCGCAAAAACTGTCGCTAAAACAGCGGCTAATACTAAAAGTTCGTCTTTCAGATCTATAACAGTATCGATAAATCCTCGAACTTTCTTACCCCATTCAACAGCTGTCTTTTGAGTATCGGTCAAAGATTCATCAAGACCACCATTACCAGTCAGACCAGCGATAAAAGCTTCAAGAGCTGGAATGAAATTCTCGAGAATCCAAGCTGTCAATTCTTGGACAATAGGAAGCAAGGCCGCCCCAATAGATTCTTTTGCCTCGTCCAAAGCAATTTTGACGCGTTCCATTTGGGCTTGTGTGGTGGTAGCTTCATTCTCGGCAAAACTTCCATAAGTAGCCGCGAGATCCTGAGTGATTTTGTCTAAGTCTTTAGACTTGAGCGCATTAGCATCGATACCCAGACCCAATCGACCGAGAGCCGTGAAGTTTCCATCATATGCCTTGGCAAGTGCGTTAGTTACTGCTTCAAGCGGCTTTTTTGTGGCCGTACTAAGATCTAAAGCAAGATTCAATAATTTCTGAGCTTTTTCAACATCTTCCGTCGAACGTACTAAACGAGAAAAGGCTGGCCGCAATTCGTCGTCTGTGACGCCAATGGCAATGGAAGTCGCAGTTATATATTGCTCTACCCCAGCAATTTGTTTAGCAGTTGCGTCAGTCGTCGCGGCGATAGTTTCCGCCAGTTTCTTTTGTGCCGCTTCATCGTCCGCGGCGGCTTTGACTGCGGATACCGCGAAAGCCCCAACTGCGGCTCCAGCGGCGGCAAAAGCAATAGCGGCTTTCTTAGCAAAATCACCAATGCGTTCGCCAATAGAATCGACGTCTTTTGTTCCAGCCTGTAATTTCTTTTGAAAGTCTGCTGTGTCGGCTAAAAGTTTGAGTGTGAGTGCTCTTGAATCAGATGCCATTGACGCCCCACTTATCTAGAATTTTATTGAACGCGGCTGTCCATTGTGCGACGATTGAACGCTGTTCGCGTCGAAGGGTTGGGTAAATAAACCAGCCTCGAGAACCTCGACCTTGACGACCAGAGTAACTCGGGAACTGTTTGAATTTGTTGGATCCGAATTCAAGACCAGCCCACAAATCTTTAGTATTCGCTCCACCGCTAAATCTTTGACTGGCAAAACCATATTTGATTTCACCGGTGGTACTGGTTTTTGAAACTTTACCGCCATCAACAACTCGGCGAACTGCTCTGCTACTTTTGGTTCTTGAGTAACCGGCTTGGCGAATTTGTTTTGATAAGTATTCCGCAAGGCCATTTGAAACAGTTCGCGATTCAGCCTTAGCTTCATCCCCCAACAAGGTGAAGGCTTTATAGACCTGACGAAGTTCGGTTCTATCGAACGCCGCCAAATCCTCAGCCATTATTATTCATCTCCTTGATTAGTTCTACCGCTGTGGCTATATCATCCCAGTCATCCCAATATTTCATTGGAATTCCTGTTTTCATCGCTACAACGACAAGCATCCGCCTTACGCTGTCGGGTTCGTGGCTTTTGGGTCTTCTTGTCCTGTCCTCACATCTGCGACTGTTTCCATCCAGACTTCAAATGACTTGACTGGCTTTCCGGCGGCTTCGCGCTTGTGAGCGTTATACGCCAAGAACATCAGATCCCAAATCCCTATATTTTCTTGCGCCTTTGTGATGGTATGACCTGTGGTCTTTTCCCATTTTGCCCACTCAGGCGGTTGAGCAATATAAGTTGCCGATTCTCCGTTGTTATATTCAATTGTAATTGCTAGTTTCATTGCTCCCGATGCTCCGATCTATTAGCTGAAAGATTCTGAAGGTTGTCCGACAACAGTCAGAGTCCAAGTGTCGGTCAAAGCTGATGGTGCGGCTCCGCCGGCAGTTGGGAAAATTGGTAATACTTGGAATGAGAAAGTAGCACCTGAAGCGGCTGTAAAAGACACAGCAACAGTTGTATTTGGTGCGGTTTCAGCATTTGCCCACATTGACTCGAACAAGGATCCGTGTGCGCCGGATGCGCCCCAGTCCTGAAGGAGTTCAATTGTGAATGTCCATTGCTTATCAACAGACTTATAAGCGCGACCATCAAGAGTTTGATAGGTCTCGATAATTGTCTCAGCCGAGAGAGTGGCTGAGGTTGTTTGAGCGTCGTATGGCTTCGTATCAAGTGTGAAGGTCACATCGCGCCCCGTGATAATTGTTGTGCTCATTGGGTCTCCTATGCGGTTTGCTCGTAGCGGACGCTCAAGCGGATATCGGAAACGAGCAAAGTAGTCGTTCCCACTTCAGTCACAGTCG